GCACGTTCTCGAACCTTTGATGATCGCACGTTGGTCGCCGGATCTTATGTCCGTACGACCTTACCTGCTTCATCTTTGAGTCGAACACGCAATGTGGGCTTGCGTGGTACTTGTGATGACTTCATCGGAAACAGAGATGGCGCTAACGCGTTTCTCTCCAATCAGACGAGGTTTGACACTATGTACCTTGATGGTGAACACACCAGAGGCTACGAGTTCGGACGGTTTCAGAACTATCCGATCGACTGGTCAGGTTCGTTCCCATCTCCATTGGTAGGCTATCCCAACCTCACGGTTGCGGAGAAGACTGCCTTTGGAAACCGCACTTTAGCTGAGTCGAATGTTAGCAATCCACATGTGAATGTGCCTGCTTTCATCGCTGAGCTAAAAGACCTTCCTTCTCTGGTCAAAGACTGGGGCGGCGGCCTTATCACTAAGGCGGCGAAAGGATATATATCCTGGCGCTGGGCCGTCAAGCCAATGATCGGAGACCTCCGCAAGCTCTGCGACTTCACTGGTGCCGTTAATAAACGGATCAGGTTGCTCGAAACCTTGCGGGAGAAGAGGAACATTCGGAAGCGAGTTAATCTACGGTCGCAGGAAAGAGTCGTTAGGGCTGCAACTCGGACGAGTTTGCATTCCTCTAGCGGTGTCTCTTATTCTGCCTACAGGGACATCTGGTACACAGACGATGTGTGGGGCACGACGCAATGGCGTCTTGCTCCTGGTGTTAACATTCCTAAGGATTCGCAAGCCTTGAGAAATCAAGCCTGGCTCCTTACGTTTGGTATCACCACCTTCGGTGCCCTCCAGACAGCCTGGGAGTTAACTCCCTGGTCCTGGTTTGTAGACTGGTTTGCTGGTGTCGGTGACTTCCTAGAAGCACACAACAACACCATTCCATGTGACCCGATTAACACCTGTATTATGCATAGGAGGACGGCTAAGACCTCCTATCGCGATCCTACAGGCGTACTCGGTAACTACCAGATTTCTGGTAGGCTTGTCGAGGACGTAGTTCGGAAAGAGCGCTTTGTCGTATCACCGAACTCGCTTCCCCCACTTGAACTGCCTTTCCTAACGGAAAGTCAGTGGTCTATACTAGGCGCACTAGCAGCTGTCAGAGACCCAGTAATATGGGCAGGCCCTGCGAAACGTCGCGTTACTAAACGCGCGCGCCGATGATGTGAAAAGGTTACTCCGTTATGGCTATTGGTGCGACTTTGACTGTGGTTTTGTCCGGTGGAAGCACCGTCCTCAACCGCATCAATCAGGACAATTACGCGTCCGAGTTCTTTTACAAGGACTCGACGCGTTCGGCGACTCTTCGAATCAGGCACACGACCACAACCCCGAAAGGGGATGTGCCGGCCTACGATCGCCACAATGTGGAGATCGTAGAAACCTTCTTCAAGACTCTCACCGATCCAGAATTCTCCCGGAAGTGTTACTTTGTCATTGAGCAGCTGCCCAGTGACGATTCGGTGGCGAATTTCGACGGTCTCTGTGACCTGTCGATTGCAACCTCCAACGCTTTCCTGAAGGATCTGATGGCCTGGATCTCCTAACAGAGCCCAGTCCGATGTCCTGGCGTCGTCCGACGTAGTCGTCCCAATGCCAGCGTGGGGCAATCGTGGGGATGCCTACCTTGTCTAAAAGCCACGTTAAGGAGTTGAGTGATGTCTACAAACAGCTCTTCCGAGATGTTTGCGACGCCTACCCTGCCCTGGCGAACGATCTACAGATTGACTGTGACCGTTTGCTTCGTGCTGTTAACCATCGTGGGATCCACTTTTACATGGTGGACCTCCCGAACCTCGGGAAACACTTTGATAAGTGTCTCTCAAGGGGCGAGTATGGACCAGCAGAGCTCCCTTTCGGAAAAAGGTGCTCTTCCCTTGTCCCGATTCCGCGATTTCTTCGCGGGCTCGTCTTACTCGTCTTTAACAGCCAAGGGTGTCTCAGACCAAACGCAGACCCCGAAGCAGTCTTCTTCTGTCGCCAGATTTACTACCTGGCTAAGAAGGCGACTGTCGAGTGTTCTGAGGAGGCCGTGGAAAACGAATTCCTCGACTTCTTCACAACTGACTCTGAGCTCCCAGAGCCAACCGGCTTTTGGGACTCAGAGGAACTTTCCTTCGCCGATGTTAGCAGAAGTTTTATGGGCTTCGCCCATGAATCTTCCATCTTCATCGAACGATTGAATGTTCTCTCCAAGTCCATGTCGGCAGACTTGGGCAAAGAGACACTGCGTGCTCTGGCGATGCTCGACAAAGTGTCGAGTCTCGTGAGCTGCACCCTGGGGTCTTACGACCCACAGGAGTGGCGGTTCAGACACGGCCCCGGTGCTATAGCACAGGCAGTCGGGCCAACGAATAAATATCGTTGGACTAACTGGTCACCTGCGCTAGAACGCGAGTACCCGATTGCCGATTGTGGTCACCACAATTATGG